TTAAAGAAAAGGTACGACTAGCTACTATACTAGGTACGTTCCAAGCTACGCTAACTAACTTTAAGTATCTGCGTAAGATATGGAAGGATAATACAGAAGAAGAAAGATTGTTGGGTGTATCATTGACAGGCATCATGGACAATAAGCTAACGGCTAAGTCAGGTGATAAACTTGCTACCGTCCTTGAGATGTTGAAAGATACTGCAGTACAAACTAATGCAGCTATGGCAAAGCAGCTTAACATTCCACAGTCTACGGCTGTCACATGTGTAAAGCCTAGCGGTACTGTATCTCAGCTTACTGATGCAGCCTCTGGTATTCACGCAAGGCATAATCCATTCTACATTCGTACTGTGCGTGGCGATAACAAAGACCCACTCACACAGTTCCTTATGCATCAGGGTATACCTTCTGAGGCAGATGTAATGAAGCCAGATAGCACAACAGTATTCAGCTTCCCAATGAAGTCACCTCAAGGTGCAGTCACTAGGACACAGATGAATGCTATCGAACAGCTTGAGTTGTGGCTTACTTATCAGCGTCATTTCTGTGAGCATAAGCCTAGCGTAACTATATCCGTTAAGGAAAACGAATGGATGCAGGTAGGCTCATGGGTGTATGACCACTTTGATGAGGTATCGGGTATCAGCTTCCTGCCATTCAGTGAGCATACATATCAGCAAGCACCTTATCAGGACATAGATGAAAAAGAATACAAAGAGTTCTTGACAAAGATGCCAAGTAGTGTAGACTGGTCATTGCTTCAGGAGTTTGAGAAAGAAGACACCACTTCAGGTGGGCGTGAGTTAGCCTGTACTGCAGGCGTGTGTGAAATTGTAGATATTGAAGCAGCATAGAAAAGGAGAAACAAAATGACAGACGAAAACAGAACGATTACAATTGACGGTAAAGAGTACGATTACGAAGAGCTAGAGGATAATCAGAAGAGTATGGTTAATCATGTAGCTTCATTAAACAGTAAGACAGCACAAGCTAGGTTTGACCTAGACCAACTTATTGTAGCGCAGGATGCCTTCACCAAGATGCTGGTAGCTTCTGTAAACGAAACCCCAGAGGCGCAGCCAGAGGGAGAGTAAAATGTTGTTTGACTTTTTAAAGAATAGCAATGAAGAAATTAACCTAGAACACTACACTCGCAGTAATGCAAAGTTTGAAGATGGTGAATGGTGGTATGTGCAGCCGGGGGATGGGGGTCGAAGAAGGATAAAGTCTCACGCTCGTAAAAATACTAGCAGAATGTTTGTTAATGGTAAATACATTCCAAAGACACACCCGCTACACAAGGCAGGACGATACAAGTCTTTAGACGATGCTTGGTCACACAACAAGATTGAGAGCATTGATCAAGGTGAAGTGTACATCATTGTGAATGATGCTTGGAAGGATTGGGTTAAGGTAGGNAAGGCAGTGTCATCTAGNGACAGACTNAACGGCTACCAAACATCNTCACCCTTTCGTGACTACAAGGTANTAGCTACNNTGACTACAGACAATCGCCACACAAAAGAAAAGGAGATGCACAAAATCTTTGAACACTTTGCTGAAGANCGTAAGGGTGAGTGGTTNAAGATTGACAAGGTTANNGCAATTAAGTTGTTCAATTATCAGATACAGGAGAATGTAGATGCGGCGTAATGGATTAACAAAGTATGATGCTCCACTTCGTATTCAATACGAGTGGGGCTACGAAGCATTCAAACGTGGTGGTAGGTTTGATTCAAAGGGTATCTTCCAAGAGATACGCCTTAACACTGATCCGAATACCATGCAAGCACGAGAGTGGCAGAGGGGGTATAATGATGCTTACTACGGCAAGCCGATGGCTTACGCATTAGATCAGCAAGAAGGACGCAGCAACAATGAATTTAGAAAACGAAGCTAAACAGTGGATGAAGGAGAGAAAATCAATGAGTGGTATTACAGCAACTGAGTATCAAATACGTGCTGCTGAAACTGCCATCTTCCCAAAAGAAAAAGCCCTTGAGTATATCACTCTTGGGCTTTGTGGTGAGGCTGGTGAGATTGCTAATAAGGTTAAGAAATTAATACGTGATGGTGCAGATATCGAAGGCTACAATGATAAGATGAACCAGATAGGTGCAGAGTTAGGGGATGTCCTATGGTACTGCGCTATGCTTGCAAAGGAAGTGGACATGAATCTTGGTAGCGTTATGGAAGGTAATCTAGAGAAGTTGGCAGACAGGAAAGCTAGGAACCGTTTACAGGGTGATGGTGATAACCGTTGATTATATTACTAGGTATAATAGCAATGTTATATATGTACTTGTTACATATCTTAGCCAAGGAGCAGGGGATTTAGTTCCCCTGTTTTTATTTGTACGCATCCCTTACTGCCTTACCATACTCAACTAATTTAGATAAATCTTCTACATCAGCACCGTCTGCTGGCCTACCCTCACGTAGTAAGAACTCCGATGCAGCATTTACACGTACATCAGACGGAAGTCTACGGTAAGCTGTCATTGCTTTTATGTATACAGGTGCATCTGCTTTTACTTTCTTACCATCTGATAAATTTATTTTGGCGGCTTTAATCTGAGTTGTGATAAGAGGTTTGATACGACTGTTTACAAACTCTTGCTCAGTCATTTTCTTTATACCAAACATATTACGTTCTTGTAGCACCTCACTGTCACGATACTCTTCACGAGATTCTTCTTCATAAGCTTGTGCTGCAGCTACAATACCGGGGATGATGTCACGCAATTGAGCGTTCTCAAACCTACGTATGCTAGGTACTTTAGATGTACTACCCAATTCAAACTCAGTTAAACCAAGACGTTTAATATATTCACCCTCTTCACTATCCTGTGTTCTCAGGGTAAGGCCTAGCCCCACTTTCAATGCTGAACCTACTCTACTTGATTCCTCTTGGAATAAGCGTTCACGTATAGGTTGTTCATCTTCTGTTATTACACCATCCTCATTTATGTCTAGGTCTACATCTCTTTCATTTACAGTACCATCTTTATTTATTCGCACATCCCTTGCCATCAGTCCCCTAGCTTCAAAGGGTCGCTTAATTTCTTTCTCAAATGTAGAACCAAACGCTAGTGTAGGGTCTTGCGCTACGTCCTTATATGTTTCTTCACGTCTACCTAGCGCACGTTCAGTATCAATTATTTGTGCAAATGGTACAGCCCACGTAGATAGATAGTTACCTAGCGCACGGCCTACTCGCCTTGCTGCAGCTTCATCTCTAGTCAAATCAGAATCACCTGCAAGTTGTACCACTTCATCTACGATGCTGTTACCTACACCTGTACGTATGTTAGTGCCTAAGAATGTTTCTGCAAATTCCCTTGCTTTAAAGAAGTCGTCAAACGTACCATTTATTATACGCTTAGTTGCTTCACCTAAGTACATCATCTGGCGTACTGGAAACTGTGGTGTAGTATCCATCACTGTACCATCACCTACATTAATCTCTTTATAATCTGCAGGTGCATCATCACTTGTACGAGCCATATAAGCTGCACCAACAGTACCTATGCCTACTAGATTACGTGAGATACGTTGACGGTCTTTAGCGGTCAGCTTAGTGCCTTTAGGTATTTGCCCCATCAGTTTCTTTGTCAAGGGTATAGATGCACCACCTGCATAGTTACCCATTATCTCCATACTATTAAACATAAAGCGTGGGAATGGCATTACAACAGTCAAACCATTACGTGTAATGAATGATGTAGCTTCTCTGAACACACCAATGTCAGGCTGCTTTGCATAGGTTACATCTAGTGCATTGTTAGTAGCATCAGCTACCAGTTCATTGAATGACCTAGCCCCTTTAGGACGTACTGTAGTTGAATCATTCAGCAAGTCTTTAATCTTGCCATCATTCAGCGTGTCAATTAAATCAATCTTATACTCACGCTTGACTAGGCGTTCTAATTCACCAAGGAATGCACCCCTGCGTACAAGGTATTCTTGCCAGCGGTTAGCACTATTAAGTACACTTACACCATCCTCTAGTTCAGATAGTACAGTATCTACACCCTTGCCTACTGTATCAAAATTTCTACTCGCCAAGCGTTCTGCTTCTTGCCTAGCTTTTTTAGCGTTGTATACTAACTTACCCTTTTTGTTTTTTGAGTAAAATCTTTTATCATCTTTCAACGCCTTTAAGAAAGTCTCTACTTGCTGCTGTCTAGGAATACCACGCCCTGTAGCAGCCTGTAATTCATTAAGCTGGTTAAACATAAGGTCAAACTGCTTGGATAGTTCAGGTCTGTCTAAGATAAAGTCAACATACTCCTTAGTATCTAATCTGCTTTCAGGCCCAAACATATACTTCATGTTGGCAAAGCTATCCTTCCAGTTTTCTTTACTGATAAGAGACTTAGCACCAGCAGCAGCCTTACCACCTACGCCCTTTGCTTCGCCCATGTTATACAAGGCAGTGTCCATTACATTACCTAGTGAATCCATAGGTGAACGAATGCCAGCAGACTGTAGGTTACGTGCAGCAGTAGCAAGCTGAGACACCAGACCACCACGGCGTATACCTTCTAAGCGCATGATGTTATTACGTATGTTACCCTGACGTGCCTGTGTAGCTGCCCGTTGCAAGTCCTGCATCTCATTGAGTGGCCTTGCACGTTTAATCTGAGACAGCTTGTTGAGTACCTTACCTGCCTCTGAGCCAGAGCCTACAACAGTAAGGATGTAATCCTCAAAAGATACATTGTACTTGTTTAACGTGTCAATGAGTTCGTCACCAGCTATCAGTTCTTTGTTGATGGTCAGGTCAAGTAGATTATCTATTACAGTCTTATCATTATCAAACGCTGTAGGATACTTAGTCTTTAGGTCTGCTGCTGCAGCAACTAGACCATCTAGCTTCTCTGGCTTGAGTATAGGTGCAGTAAGTGTATCACCAACGCCAGCTAGTTTAGCTGCATCGTCAGCCTCTACTTCACTAAGACCTAGTGCTTTAGCAGTTTGACTTCTGGTATCTTTAAAGTCTATCTCTTCAGCGGTTTCTTTACCTGCTTTACGAGCTAAGTCATCGTCAACTACACGCACACCATCTACTACAGTTGAGATAGTCTTTCCTGTCTGTTCTTCAAAGCCTAAGATAAGTTCATTCTTTAAGTCTACGTTCTCTGCCGCAACCTGTTCAGCCCTTGTTGTCTTAGCTGCTATCTCTTCTGCTGTAGCTTCCTTGGCCTTGTTTATATTCATCTTACGGTCAAGTAGTTTAGCACGGGCTTTCTCACCCTTTGCTTTTAGCTTGGCTGTTTGTTTAGCTTCTCTAAATAGTTTTCTTACAGGACGCATAACAGTTGAACCACCCGGAACTGCAGACTCTATCATTTCTAACATCATACCCATATCACCAGCAAACTTCTCACCGCCTACTCTGTCTTCAAAGGGTACGTCAACTCCGACAGCTTTTAATCCTTTAGTCAAGGCTACTCCAACATTGGCGGTGCTATCAGACACAAATTCCATAGCTACGGCAAGATTCCTAATGTCTTTACCCGCTGCTTTACCAATCCATTCTACAATAGGCTGGAAGGGTTCTGCTATAGATTCATCTATAAAGTCTTCTGGTATCACACTACCAAGATTACTAAACTTCTCTGCTGTTTTTGCAGTACTGGCATAGTTAAACGCAGAGTCAGTTTGTTCTGACACTGTTGGTGTAGGCTCATCAATGGGTTCTAGCTTTACTCTATCAACTTCTGCATCGCCTGTAGGCACTGAAGGTACATACCTGTACCCTTCAGGCACTTCACCTGTACGCACGAATGTTTCTTCTGGTGTTTCTACAACAGGCTCATCTACAGAGACATATTCAGCGTCATCGAACACACTTTCAAACTTAGATACTGCTGTATCTTGTGGTGCAGCTTCTTCTACGTCCTCGACAGGTACTTCTTCTTCATCATCTTTAAACACATCATCAAACTTAGAAACAGAAGAAGGAGCAGACGCAGGTGTTGATTGCTGTCTCTGCTCCTCATCGTCAAAGACACTACTAAAATCTAACGATGCCATATTTATCTACCCATATCTTCATCATTTTCTGCTTTTACAAATCTAGTACCTGTCCAAATTCCATAAAGCGAACCATCCTCTTTAAAAGGTACAACAGCACCTGCCTTAATATTTTCTTTAGCATACTTTGTTAGCTGTTGAGCATTCTGTAATCCTGAAATCTTGTTCCACGGTACATAGTTTATTTTGTCAGTAGATTTCTTTTTTGCAACGGCTGTATTGTATTCTGCCTCTTTACCAACAGCAAAGCCATATGCCTTTTGAATATTGTCTGCACGTAAGGAATCAATGTAGCGTTTAGCTTCGTCTGGCATAGATTTACCTTCAGGTGTAAGTCTTTTTGCAGCAGTGTTTAATGCTCTATCCATTCCACCATAGTAAGCAGCTTCGTTACCCTCAATAGCGTACTTAACTTTGCCGCCAATATCTTTCTGTGGTACTTTCTCTAACTCAAACTTTCTAGCGTTTTCTATTATACTATCAAGACTTTGTTTTGCAAACTCAATAGCCGTACCGCCTTGATTCTCTACTTCATTATTATAGGCTATTGCAGCAGCAGTCATATCAGTCGATAATTGTTTAAAGTCTTTACGTTCAATATCAGTAATATCAGACCTAGCCAGTTGAGTTTCTGCATATATAACTGCTTTTTCAAAGCTGGCAAATTCAGGATGTCGTTTAGCTTTTGCTGCCTCACGTTTCTGCTCTGCAACGGATAAGCCAGCAGCTTCCATATCAACTACGTGTTTTTCTGCCCTCATAATTAATTCTGCTTGTCTACGTAGTGCCTCTGCTTTTGCTCTTTTATTAGCTACTTCTTGTTGTTTTTCAGCGGAAGCAAACTTGTCTTTAGCTAAATCTGCAGCTTGTGCGTCTAGGTTCATAGCTTGCCTTGTTCTTGTCATTCCAAGGTCAGTAGCATCCATATCTAACCTTACTCTATCTAAGCCCAATTCTTTAGTTTCTATATTTAAGCCTCTTTCTTCTTGATCCTGTCCATACTTTTCTGCAGCACTAAGCCTTGACCTATCCACAGAACCAAACTTACCTATACTTGATGCCGGTGCAGTGGCAGGTTTTGCATCAAATCCTTTATTCATTTGTTTCTCAAGCCGTGCAGTATCCGTGTCATCACCATCACGTCCGAAGAACTCGTCTATCCTAGATGTACCTACACCATAGGTAGCAGCTTTAAACTGTGTTCCTTTATACTCAGGCATAAGAAGTCCAGCTTCTCCACCTGTGTAAGCAGTATCACCTTCTTTGAAATCTTTAAAGTCTAAGCTTATGTCATAGCTACCTAACTCATCTGCACGTCCTCTTGCTTTAGTTAAGTAAGAAGTCACACCAGCAACACCACCACCTGATTCAGCCAAGCTATCAAAAGCAGCTTTAGCTTTAGTAGCATCTCCATTAAAACCCTCTAATAAAGATCGGTATCCAGCAAGAGCCTCTTCATCTGTCTTTTCTTTTTTGGCTTCATACTTTTCTCGTTTGGTTGCTTCTCGTTGCATCCAAAACTTTTTAGCAGAGCTAAGTTCATCTTGCCTTCTTTCCATAGCAGACTGCAAGCCCTTGTCTATACTACTAGCTAATCCTGTTGAAAACCCTGTCCAAAAACTCATTACTTTCTCCGTGCCATTAAGCCTGTTGGCTCTTCATTTTCTTCAACTTCTTTATCCTCAGTTTCGGTTACTTCATCTTTGTTTTTTAAGTCTGCTTCATACTCTGTAATAGCTTTAGCCATAGCTGAATCTCGTAGTATAGGCTTATTAGGATTTTCTAAACCTGTCTCATACTTAACACCTGCACTATCACCAATCATCATAAGCATTTCCATAATCATAGGCAGTACAAGCATGCCCACATCTACTGTGTGTATACCTTCCATAACACTAGACAATTGAATAGTATTAGCAATAGATGTAACAGGCACACCAGACTCCAGCACTTCAGTTAGTTGAACCATGAACTCTTCACTACTCATACGTTCCATGTAGTAGTCAATAGTATCATCTACTGTACTAAATCTAGAAGGAGTTTGCCACGGTCTAGCACCTAACTCAGCAGTTAAAGACTGCCCCGGAATAGGTGCATCAAAACTAGGTTGATTCGTTATCGCCATTTATTTCATCCCTGTATTTTCTTATGACTTGCATTTGTTTAGCTACACGAACAGCAGGATTATTGTAGTCGAGACCATCTGTTTCTTTAGACATAGTATTAGACCTAGTTAATAGGCCACCTGTTTTTTCTGGTTTTTTTACAGTCTTTAAGTTTTCAAATCCTTCAATATCCATACGTTTGTAGGCTTCTCTAGCAGCATTAAATTGTCTGGACATTATGCTTTCTCCGTTTCTTGTTTACTACTATATCCATGAATTGTTTTGTGGCCCATTTTAATGGCGGTACTTTAGCAATTAGTTTAGCATAATTTTCACCATGTGTCATGTATAAATTTTTAAACCAACTAGGAGCATCATATTGTAGCCAAGTACGGAACACAAACCATTCAGCATTTTGTTTGCCATATACTTCACGTGCTACCCAGCAAGCACCAAATAAATATGCACTGCCTAATGTACCAATTAAACTACCTATTGCATTACCTGCTGCTGATTTACCTGCTGCAGCAGAAGCAGCTTGAGATGTTGCAGCATCTAGTTCAGCAATCGCCATAGCACTGTATCTATCCAGTTCACCTTCTGCTGATTCCCATGCCCACTCCATAGTATCAGCATAGAAACTCCACAAATTACTGTAAGCTTGTTTACTTACATCAAGAACAGCATTCGCATTCAACTCATTAGCACGATTAATTGAAGCCGTATCCGCTGTAGCTATCTGTCTACGCCACTGTGCATTACTCTGTGCAATCACTAGCTGGTTCTGTGCATTAAACTGATCACGTTGATTGTTTAGTTCTGCGTTAAAACGATTTACTGTATTAGCCTGACCAGCATTATACTGTGATTGTGCATTAGATTGTGTCGCATTAAACTGAGACACTTGAGAACCAAGATTCTGGAAGAACTGATCTGTTTGGTTTTCACTAGATGCATTAAACTGTGCGGCAGCATTTGCTGCAGCTTGATCTGAAAACAAAGACTGTACACGCTGTTGTGCTTTAAACAACTCTGTCTGTTGGTCGTTAGATAAGTTAGCCATATCCATCTGCAAGAAGTTCTGTGCTTGTTGTACAGAAGCTTGTTGTCTATTGCTTAGGTTCTGGCTATCCATAGCAGCAATTGTTGCAGCATTCTGCAGGGTCGTAGCTTGTGCAGTATTAAGATTAGCTAATCCAATAGTTTTCATCAACTCTGAATTATGTAATTGCTCTTGCTGGTCTGCACTAAATGTTATGTTAGCTGCCTCAGAAAATCTAGCTGCGTTTTGCATAGCTGTTTGTTGTTGTACATTAATCTGTTGACCTTGTAAGGCTGCAGAAAGTTGTGCATTAGACATATAAGATTGTTGTCTATTAGACAGATTAGCTAAATCTATTTGAAGATTGTTGGCATTATTTACTAGTGCTGTCTGTTGCCTATTATTTAAATTCATATTAGAAACTTCAGCAAATCTAGCAGCAGTAACTAAGTTTACCTGTTGTTGATTACTTAAATTCTGTCCTTGGAAAGCTGCCTTTATTTGTGCATTAGCCAAGAAGGTTTGCTGCATGTTAGACAAGTCTTGTGTCTGTAATGCGAAAGCATTAGTACTGTTCTGTAATGCTACTTGCTGCTCATTAGATAAGTTTTGCAGTGAAAGACCTTGTTGTGCAGCAGCATTAGTTAGGGACACTTGTTGCCGCCTATTTAAGTTGTTCATATTCATTTGATTGAATGTTTGAGCATCTTGTGTAGCAATAGGTAGTGAAGACTCCATAGCAGCCTGTAGGATAGCCGCACCTGCCATTGAGCTACCAGCTAGACCCCTTGAGGCCATAGCAGCGTTAGCGGCCCTTAAAGCCCCTGCTGCCCATACAGGTGTACCATCATCAAACTGCTTCATCAACCCTTCTAGCTGACCCTGTACAGTTCCTAATGCACCTACCTCGCCTTGAATAGCACTAGCTAATGTGCCATTGTCTACACTAAATGAATTTAGTTTGGCTGCATAAGCTACGGCATCTTCTCTAAGGAACCCACCTGATTGTGCCAGTTGCGCTTGAGCCATATTAGACTCTTGAATTTGTGCAGCCTGTGGTATTTCATTTACAGATACGGTAGCTTGTTGAGCTATAGCTGGATCAATGCCAGAAGACTGTGCAATCTGAGCTGCTGGTATAACTTCGTCTTGACCTTTAGCTGCTGCTAACTGGTCTGGTGTTACGTTTAGATCACCAAATCCAACCCCTTGTTTAAAAGCAGTATCAAACTCTGGTGCGCCGGGTGTAGCTCCGGCAGATAATGAACCTGTTGCTGCTGTTATGCCGCTAGTTGTCCCCGATGCGGCAGCTACTTTGTTCATTTCAGTATCTACATCAGTTTCCGTAGTTGTTACAGCAGCTTTATTTGCTGTTCCCGCTGTAATTAATCCAGCTTGATACGTATTTGCAGTAGCAGTCGGTACTTGTACAGCACCTGCTGAAAAGTCATAGTTAATAGGAACTTCAAACCGGCCACCATCCGGCGTAAATGCAAATTTATTACCTTGTTGCGGCATTACTGTTTGACGTATTGCGCCGGGGGTAGGATCGTTTTCAAGATACGGGCCTGTCAGTGTACCTGTTCCTGCTGCTATTTTTTGTGCATCTTCTGTTTTTGTAGCTTTAGAAATTGTTGTGGCACCAATAGGCAGACCGGGTTGATACATTTGTTCTACACTGAACTGTGCTACACCGGGAATTTGGTTTTTGATTTCTGCTGTTTTTTCATCGCCTACATTTACACCTTCAGGTAACTGATCACCTTCTTTGTAATATGTAGCGGGAGTTACATTATATTGTGCGGGACTAGCACCTGTATACACAGGTGTGGCAGCTTGTGTTGACCCAAAATTACTTACAGTACCTCTGTTTGATACAGGCTGTTCTTCTTCTTCTTTTTTATTATCGGCTACACCACCAGTATTAAACCGTGGCACGTATCCACCTTCTGCCATCTTCCGTGCAGCATTCGTATACATATTCATCTGCTGTTGCCGTGCAGGGTCTTGGTCAACGTACTGCTGAAACTGGTTCATATCACCTTGATAGCCCATAGCCCCTGCAATCTTATTCATTGCTTGAGGTTTAAATCCTTTGAACATCGCCATATTAACTCATTCCCATAAATACTGTAACTACCATAGCTACTACCATTATAGTGCTACCCATTATCATTGCTTCTAAACGCCACATGCGTTTGTCTAGTGATTTTAATTGTTCACCTACAGCAGCGTAACGCACTGCACATTCTTTTTCGTGTGCTTCTAGTTCTAGTGCTACACGAAGTTCAGGGGTTACAGACTGCTCTAGTTTCATTGCTAGCTCCAAGAATCAAACCAAGTAGATACCTCAGCAGTAACTTCATCTGTAGTCATATCAACAAACTCACCGCCACTGTTTTCTTTCTGCATAGCGTACCGACCATGAATGTTAAGGACACGAGTGGTAAGTCCTGCCTTGTCTAGTACCGTTACTGTCTCTGGTACTTTAAACTCACGAGGTGCGTCAATGGTCCAGCCCACCATAGTAAAGTTATCTGGGTCAGTGTAGTATCCACCATTCTTTACCCAATTAGGTATAGTCATGCCCTGTGGACCTGCATCTAGTTTATATTCAATAATCATTCTTCTTTCTCCTGTTTGTTTTCTAGAAGATTCATATATTCAGAGTTAGTAAAGTTTACTTTGCCAAACATACGTTCCGCAGTTTTGTCTACATTGACACAATACTTATCTGCCATTCGGTCTAAAAACTCTTCTAAGTCATTTGAGTGTAATACAACACCATTACTAATTTGTTCTCCAGTATGTTGTACATAACCAGAAGTCTCTGTTAATGCTACTTGTGGATGTACCCCATACTGTTGCAGGTACTCAATTGTGGCTGTTTGCGCACGACCACCTTCTAGTAAATTACGGTACATAAGTTCAAAGCCTCTGCGAACATGGTGTCGTTTTTCTTCAGCTTCAAATGTAGATTCATCCCATTCATCAATACCGTGTTTTTCTTTAATGTTATTATACTGGTCAATAAGCGTAGCTATATCTTTAAACGATCCATTAACCTTTGACTCTAGCATAAACATAGAAACATTTTTTTGGCGAAACTTTGCTTGTGAGATTGGGTCATCTTCAAACTCCAAGTCCTTAATTTCTTTCTGTGTTTCTGCGTAGCTAACCTGTGCTTCTGCCAATGCCATCTTACGCTTTTCAATCTCTGCCATAATCTGACGCATCATACGCATTGGTGATTGACCATTGAGCATAGTTAGTGTCATTAGTGATAGAGTATGCTGGCTGTTGTTACGATCAAAGCTACGAGTTTTTTCTTCTATCTCTGGAAGAAATTCATTTACTTTTGCTACAGCAGCCGTATTAACTTTATTCTCTTGTATCATGGGTAGATCAAAGGCTACCCTTGTAGTTATTATTTCATTAGTCAATTTACTTCTCCTCTGTATAAAAAATTACATTATACAGATATTTTACTAAAAATGCAAGTCTTTATTAATTGCCTGATAAGCCTGTTAGATAACGTCTAGCTAAAGTCAAGTCTCCAAAATCTGTAGCATTGCCGGGGGTAGATATAGTTACGTATGCCATAACATTAACAGGAGTGTTGCCGCCACCACCAAATATTGCTCTAGTGACATTTGCACACGCTGCCATATTATACTGCACTGCTGTTAAATTTCCAAAATCCGTGGCATTACCAGTTGTAGCTATAGTTACATAGTCTATTACATCACTTACAGCAGAAGAAGAATAACCACCTCCAAATAATGCTCTAGTGCCGTTTGAACACCCTGCTGGGGCTGAACCTCTACCTACGGTTAAATCACCAAAGTCTGTAGCATTACCAGTAGTAGCAATTGTTATATAGTCAATTTCGTTTTTAGGGCCGGGATTTCCACCAGCAAATAAACCTCTTGTAGTGGAACTAGCACCTCCTAATTGTTTTCTAGCTACGGTAAGATCACCAAAGTCTTGAGAATTTCCCGGAGTGGCTATAGTTATATAATCTATTGTATTTACTGTTGCTGATGCTTGGCCTAGTGCTATAGCGGCACGGCTTCCATTAGACACAGCAGCACAGCCTCTAGCAGTGGCACTTAAATCTCCAAAATCCGTACCGTTTCCTGTGTTGGCTATAGTAATATATTCTATAATGTTATAAAAAGTAGTATTAGATTGGCTATGTCCACCCGCAAGTATACCTCTACTTCCGTTAGAACAACCCGCTAAAAAAGCCCTAGCTTGTGTAAGGTTTCCAAAATCTGTAGCATTACCTGTGGTAGTTATATCTATATAATCTATATTATTTTGTTCTGTGTTATTAACATCACCGCCAGCAAATATACCTCTATTTCCTAGTATAGGTGGTGGTGGTTCTGTTACAGCCGTAGTATACCACAGATCATTAGCATAGATTTTAAATACATCATCAGAAGTGTCAAACCACAAAGCTCCATCACAAGGGTAAGTAGGCTCTGTGGATTGTGCGTAGTACTCTTTTTTGAGTGCGCCGCTGCCTGCACCTACTTTAGCGTTGTAGGTGAAGTCTACAGTGCTACCGTCATTGGTAATTGTGTCTACTTTTATTGTACTCATAAATTATTCTCCTGAACATGAGGCGGGACCACCCCGTGCTGCTGTTAAGTCACCAAAATCCGTACTATTACCAGTCGTGGCTATCGTTACATACTCAATTATATTTTTAAACCCGCCGAAACTGCCACCGCCAAATACAGCTTTGATGCCATCTGAACATGATGCACTCTCGCTAATTGTCGCCCCAAGATTACCAAAACTTGTAGAATTGCCGGGGGTAGCAATGGTAACATACTCTATGCCATAGTAGTTAGCTAAGGCAGAAAACAAACCTCTTGTACGATTTGAACACCCCGTTACGTAGTCTCTACCTTGAGTAAGGTTTCCAAAATCTATGGCATTACCAAGCGTTGCTATTGTTACATAATCAATAGTGACATCAGATGTTGGATTACCACCAGCAAAAACACCGTATGTACCATCTGAACAAGAACCAGTGCTTGATCTTTCAGTCGTTAAATCACCAAAGTCTTGAGCGTTACCTGTTGTTGCTATTGTAATGTAATCAATTGCAGCTTTTGGGCTTCTGGCACTTCCAGCAAACAAACCTTTTGTGCCATCCGAACACCCGCTACCTAATTGATACGTTACTTTTGTAAGATCACCAAAATCAGTAGCATTACCTGCGCTGGCTATTGTTACATAGTCTATGTTATTTGTGTCGTTTCCTGTAGTACCACCAGCAAAAACACCTCTAGTTTTATTTGAACAAGCACCCCCCCTGTATCGTGCTAATGTTAAATCACCAAAGTCTGTAGCATTGCCGGGGGTAGATATAGTAATATAGTCTATTGTATTGACAGCGGCATACGAAGTATTCAGACCACCAAAAAAAAGACCACGTGAACCTACATACGGTATAGGTGGTGCTGTCACATTAAGTTTCCTAAATCTAGTATTTATATACTGATGTAAGTCTGTACCATTCCACCAGAAAGCACCATTCTTAGGGCTAGTAGGTTCTGATGTACCTGTGTAGTACTCCGAAATTGCATGGCTTGCCGTAATATCTGCCCCAGCTATATTTAAACCCTGTGAGAAAGAAGGAGACCCGTTTGAGGTATTTTCCATACTTGATACTTTAAATTCGCTCATTATTTAATCTCCTGAACATCCAGAAACTGCTTGAGTTGCAGCAGTTAAATCGCCAAAGTCTTGAGCATTACCCGGTGTAGATATAGTTACGTATTGAATAACATTACTGCCTGCTGAAGCTGCTGTATCATAACCTCCTGCAAAAACGCCTCTTGTAGCATTAGCACAAGCTGCAAGAAGATAAGGAGAAGTAGTTAAGTCTCCAAAGTCTGTAGCATTACCCGGTGTAGATATGGTTATATATTGTATTACGTTGTTATTATTTTGAGAATTGCCGCCAAATAAACCTCTACTTCCATCACCACAACCTGCACTTGCTTGCATAGTACTAAGCAGATCACCGAAGTCTGTTGAGTTTCCTGTGGTAGAAATAGTAACATACTCTATTGAATTTACAGCACCAGACGAAGAGTCTCCCATGTTAAATACAGCCCTACTTTTACTAGCGGTAGACGCAGAATTTTGTCCTACGATAGCTGCATTTCCAAAATCAGTAGCATTTCCAGTAGTAGCTATTGTAATATATTCAATAGTATTAACTTTACTACTTTCATTGCCGCCGATAATTAATCCCCTAACATCATTAGACGCACAAGAAAGTCTGTGTCTATTTGCAGTAAGATTACCGAAGTCTGTAGCATTTCCAGTACTAGCAATTGTAACATAATCTATTACATTTGACTGGCCCCCGGCTGCTATAGTTTCACCACCTGCCCAAATACCTCTACTTCCACTAGAACAAGAACCTGATCGTGTTCTAGCTGCAGTTAAATCACCAAAGTCTGTAGCGTTACCCGTAGTTGGTATAGCTATATAACTTATTACATTTACATCCGTACCGCTTCCACCTGTATTACCGCCACCAAATAATCCTCTATTACCTATACCTACTTCCAGCAAATTAGTATACGTTAATTCGTAAAACTCACTGTTAATATAAACATACGCTTTGTCATCATCTGTATCATACCACACTGCGCCATTAGCAGGACTACTTGGTTCTGCACTCTGTGCGTAATGCTCTTGTTTATTTACAGAAGCTAAAGCGACACCATCAATTGTAACACCATCTGGTATGTTTGGCGCACCTGATCCAGCTAAGTTAGTAACTGTATCTACTTTAATCTTACCCATTTATACCACCGCCCATCTTGATCCTGAAGGTACTGTAACTGTAACACCTGATGCTATGCTTACAGGACCAGCACTTACTGCATTTTTATTACTTGTAATTGTGTAGTTAGTAGAAACTGTTTGACCATTCTCGTAAAATATATCGTTTACAGCACCTGCCGCTACCTCAGCCCATGTTAAACCACCAGTATTACCCGACTGTGCCGAAAGAAAATAACCATTTACTGCACTATTAGAAACTTTTAAGTTAGCTTCATCAACAATGTTATCGGCAATAACAGTCGCACCATCTGCTGTACTGGTGACTTCACCTGAATGATTTGGATGAACATAGTTATTTGCTTCAGCCCAAGTTAAACCACCAGTATTACCAGATTGTGCTGAAAGAAAATAGCCATTACTAGGACTGTTACTAACTTTTAGGTTGGCCTCATCTACTATATTGTTGGCAATAACAGTTGCACCATCTGATGATGAAGTAACCTCACCTGTGTGATTAGGGTGGGTGTAACTACTTGTAGCAGCAAAAGATAATACACCTGAACCGTTTGTAGTTAGTACTTGTCCATTAGAACCGTCAGTCGCAGGTAAAACAAACGATGGATTACCACTAAATGCGCTATGTGCTGGAGCCTTTAATTCAAGGTAGTGTGCATTATTTGACTCACAATAGAACCGTATGGCTGCAACACTGCCTGTGCCTGTGCGAATACTTACAAGACCATCTTGTAGGGTTACACCACCACTAGAACCATTCCCACCAAATGTTGCACTACTGCTGTTGCTTAATGCAACTGTACCTGTAGCATTAGGGAAGGTAATTGTACGGTCAGCCGTAGGGTTTGTAAAAGCTACAGTAGTATCATTGCCATCTGCACCAGAACCTTCTACAGTAAAGCCTGAGTCGTTAAGATGCATACCTGTTATAATAGGACTTGTTATTGTTTTATTAGTAAGTGTTTTAGTTGTAGCTGAGAAGTATGTGTCTAATAAGTCTACATCACGATAACCGATATTGTTACCATTGTCAAATACTAATAGGGCATCATTATTAGCTATTGCGGTACTTGTGTCTACACTTACAGCAGAAAAGTCAGCTACAGTGTTTAACTCTGCACCTGTAGCATTAAGACCTGTTACGTTATTAGATGACGCAGCTACACTATCTACATAAGCCTTTACAGATTGTTGTGTTGGAATAAGTACTGCACTGTTAGAAGACATGTTATCTTCATCTACAAATGCGGTAGCAGTTATAGTGCCATCCGTAATACTACCAAAGGATACCGTGCCACCAGTTATAGTGCCTGTAGTTGTAATAGCACTTGAACCATTGTCAATAGCTCCAAAGCCGCTTGTAATACTACCACTATTAAGTGCGCCTACTGTTGTAGCAGCAGTAGTCACAAGGTTAGGCATAGCTGTTATTTCATCATCAAAGTATGCAGCTAGGTCTGTTACAGCAACCTGTACCATAGTGCCGCTATCATTCATTACAACACGGTCAGCGTCAGCTACGGTTGTTGATGTTGCGGATGTACCACCATCTATAATGTTTAGTTCAGCAGGTGTAGCTGTAATCGCTGTATTACTTGCTGCAGCTAATACAGGAACAGTACCCGACTGATTAGGAAGATTGATTGTACGGTCTGCTGTTGGGTCTACAATAGTTAGAGTAGTCTCATGGTCATCTGGTGTAGCACCCTCAAATACAATCGCATTCTGTGCATTAATAGTTACTGTATCTACAACAGTCTGTGTACCTGATACTGTCAAGTTACCTGAAACAATGAGGTCTTGCGATACAGTTACGTTACCACCAGCAGCAATAGACACTGCATCAGTATCACTAGCGGAACCTATATTACCACCGTCACCGATAATAATATTACCACCTGTAATGTTACCAGTAGTTGTGATTGTGCTAGAGCCGGTATTTATTGTACCAAAACCACTTGTGATGCTACCACTGTTTAATGCACCGACAGCAGTAACACTACTAAGAATACCTAAGTTACCACCTAAATACGTAGTTAAATTAGTCATGGCAACTTGCTTCATAGTGCCATTGTCGTTGACTACGACTCTATCTGCATCTACTAGAGTAATAGCAGAAGCTGAGGTATCGCCATCTACAATATTTAGTTCAGCAGCAGTACTAGTAACTGCAGTACTAGCAATAGAAAGTGCATCCGTTTCTAGCGTACCATCAATATCAACGTCACCAGATACGTCTAAAGTAGCAGCATCTAGTTCGCCAGTAATTGTTATGTTTCTTGCGCCAGTAAAATCTTTATTGCCATCTACAACTATTGCTTTAGAAGCTGCAACAGTTCCTGCTGTTACGCCATCTATAGTTTCTAATTCGGCTTCATTAATATCAGCAGAACCAATTACAAAACTTGTACCTGTAATTGTTGTGCCAGTTATAGCTGCTGCACTAGCTCCACCAATAACAGCACCATCAATAGAACCGCCATTAATATCTGCCGTGTCAGCTACAAGAGCGTCAATGTTAGCAGTACCGTCAATGTACAGATTACGCCACTCAGAGCCTACAGCACCTAAGTCGTATGTATCGTCAGCAGAAGGTAATAGAGGAGAGGCTACATCTGCAGTAATTGTAACTGTGTCACTTGCAGCATTGCCAAGTGTAGTGTTTCCATTTACTGTAAGATTTCCTGTAAGGGTAGAGTTAGTGTCTACTTGCAATACATCTATTGTGGCTGTACCATCAAGATATAAATCTTTAAACTGCAGGCTAGACGTACCTAAGTCAATATCATTGTTAGTGACAGGAACTACTGCACCGTCTTGAATACGTATCTGCTCTACAGCAGAGGTAGACACTTGTACAAAGACACCGACACGATTGTTTGTTGTGTCAATTGCTACTTTGTTTAGTGCGTCTGAATCAGCAATTAAAGGTACATATGCACCCTCTGCTGTAGTACCATCGTGCTTATGCCCTGTGCTTGCGCTAAAGGCATCCCGAAGAGCATTGTATTCTATGTTAAGCGGATTAGCACGTACAACAGCCGTTGCAATAATATCTGCTGAAGATTGTCTTGTATATCCTGCCACTTGTTATCTCCTATCCCCTGTTCCATACAATATTGATACAGCCTGTATGGTATGGCTGGGGCTTGTACTGTTGGTAACATAAGATACTGAAATAGAATCACCTGAGCCACTTATGTTAGTACTACGAATTGGTGTAGGGTTTCCATCATAGATGTCTGTGTCATCGTAGATAGTTGAACTTGCATCAAATAAAGAAGCAGCACCTGCGGTAGTTAATTCAACGTTTGCAGGTGTAGAAATTTCTGCATCACCAAAATTATATTCTAAACCTACGGCTATTGTTGATGCACCCTCTGATTTAAGAAAGGTTTTAACTCTGTAAAATACTTTACGTAATTCTGGGTCTTGCATAAAGTAAAAGGGAGTTTGATAAACGCTTAATATATTGCTCCCGCCAAACGAACTACCTTCTTCTTGTTTGAATACTTTACCAGTAGTATCTCCATGAAGAACGAACTCAAACTGTCCTACATATCCACTGGCTACTGCTGTTGCTTCAATCCCTACAAGCTGACTATATTCAAATGTAGACTGCGCTGAAGAACTTTTACGTATAGCTGCTAGCAAAGATAAAGAAGTGTTAGCCTCAAAGAATAATCTAAACTGGGATTTTCTACGAATTACTAAAGCTTTTAATTTAGTTACGTCTTCGTTTTCCGTATAGTTTTCAAATGTTTTTTGTATCTCACGTGATACTGTTTCAAGTTCAACGTCACCAATCCTAGAGGTTCCTGAAATAGGTCTAATGCCATCTGGACCAAGAAAAATAATGTCTCCACCAAACTCTACTACAGTGTCGGGAGCAACACAACCCAAGTCATTAGTGACATTTTCTACACTAAAGTTAGAGTAATTATCCCCAACAATACGTTTAATTTGATTCTGACCAAATACATATAGTTGATTACGAAAAGACTTTAACTGTGTTATTGTAAAACCTATGTTAATAACACCTGCTCCATTTGCAGGATCAAAGTCTGTGTCTACGTTAGGAGAAGAAAAGTAAATATTAAAAGGTTCGTCAGGGTCTCCAGCTAACCAGAGGTGATTTGAAAATGCACTAGAAAATTTAGGATTGTTAGGTGCGTTAGTATGTGTAATTTGTATGTATGCAGTTCCATTATACTTAGCTGCTGGATTTATACCATCCGTTATTAACAATATTTCTTCAGACCAATTATACCTTTCAAAACGTATAATGTCAACCCCCGTCATAGTAGGGCTAGCGGGTCTATGTTGTCCTGCACCTGAACCTACCGTAATGGCTGCAGCAGTTCCAGCACTTACGGCTATTTGTGTAATTGTGTTAAAGTATCCAGTACTATTTACTGTGCTATTATTTGGCCCTGCTACAACTTCTACTAAAGCTACCCCTGAAGAGTTTGTCCCTGTTATAGTAAAATTTTTACCCGACTCGTTTCCTGTACCTGTAATAGTAACTTGTCTAGGTTGTTGTGCTGCAGAAGTTGTAAAGTTTACACTGCCACTGTCTGCTAAAGCACCGTTTATAGTTAGATTACCAGAACCGCCCGGAGTTTGAGATGCACATACACCATCAGGATCGTTAGCAACTAAGTCAGTATTTACAGTAGTCCAACCTATAACAGTAGGGGTACTTGCTACAGTGCCTGCTGCACTAGATGTACCGCCTGTGATTACGTTAGCTGCAGCAAAAATATTGGTAGGTAGTCTGCCAAAGTTTAGTACAATAGCATTTGCTGCTATAGATATTACTGTGCCGGTTGCAACGACTGCAGTAGCGTCAGATGAACTAACTACACCTGTAACCGTTTCTCCTACACTAAAACTAGAACCTTGTCCTGATCCTAAAGCCACAGTGTAGTAATGATTGTAGAAATGCAGATACTTATTTCCTGAAGATGGTGTTCTACAACCTAGTATGCCTTGATTTATTTCGCCATTTACTGCTAGACCTAGAACCTTACCTGTGCCGGGTAATGTTTCATAAGAGTTTGCATAACCGCTTATACGTCTATAGCCACCCTCAAGAGAAGGCTCCATATTAATTAAGCGTATGGCACTGCCAGATAAAGCATTACTTTGAGTAAGAGGGTCAACATTAGTGACAAGCCCTCCTGAACAAACAGAGACAAAGGTTTGTAGATTGTCTGCCATTCTTAAATTCTATCAACAATTGCACTAGAAGTAGATCGTTGTAACATTGTAGATATAACATTAATATGTTGATCTAAAACTAATCTTCGCATCATTTTTATACCGTCTTCAAATTTAACACTGTGCATATTTGCACTCTGCTCATTTGATCTGAATATCATCATGTACATCATAGCACCGTCAAGAATTACATGTTTAAATCTGTCTGGTATAATTGATACATCATCATGTAAGACTATATCAGCAGGAAACTTAAAGTATCTATACTCAACTACGTAAGCTGCATCAGGAACAGGGGTAACACCAAACTTTGTATCTTGCGTTGTATAAACATATTCAGGATCGCCTCTTCCACCCTCACCGCTTACTTCTTCATTACTTCTGTACTTGGTTAGATACTGATCATAAGTAAGTAGTTTTAGTTTTTTGGGTATGTTATTTTTTGATGTAAGGCGTTTAATAAAAAAAGTATCCCAGTCTGCTTTTGAATAATCAGCAGGAAAAGAATACGCACCCGTACCTGCAGTTAATGTCTGCTCGTGGGTAACTAAAAGAAAAGGCCACTCTTGTGCGTCTTGAAGCGTTTGCCTAATAGCAGAATTAATTGCATCCTTAGCTAGTGCCTGTACATTTTTAGCACTAGCAAAACTAGACTCATCTATTTGAACTTCGTTTAGCCTACGTAAAAGTTCATTAGTTAGATTAATAAATGTACTCATTGTTATAGCCTTTTAGCAGGTGTAAAATATAGTCTAGCAGAAAGTGTAGCGTCAAAGTTCTTGCTAGACGTATGCCTAAATATTAATACTTTATCTCCGGCATGTAAAAATAAAGGTCCACCACCAATAAACTGTGTGCTGCTGTTTGCAGGTATGGCATCTTCGCCTACAAGAAAGGGATATGTATCATCTTCTGCATGATATATTTGAATACCAATATTAGAAGCATCACTATTTTTATTAGCCACCATAAGAAAAACTATTTCAGCTTCGTGGCTTTCAGGACAGGTAAACAGTAGGGTAGCATTAGTAGTATCACTAGTAGTACTAGCAGAATTACCTGTAACTGCAACAAACTTGCTATCTGTTCTGAAGTTAATGCCTGCCATTTAATTATTCTTTTTACGCTCTAAATTATTTACGATTGTTACAGGATTAACATACTTCTTTAATAGTCCACCTTTAGACAAACCCATAGCTGCAGATGTACCCCTAGAGGACATCATGCCCTGTGGCGCACGTGTAGCAGATGGACGGTACTTACTGTTTTCTTGTTCAGGAGTTCCTATACCACCCAAAGCATATTTTTTAATTTTGCGCATTTATAAATCCTCTAATGTGTAACTAAAGGGCCACCCGAAAGCAGCCCTCTAGTGTTTTATTTACGCAAGTGCGTCACGGGAAACTTCAGCAGCTTCCATCTCACCAAGTGAGCTTACATCCATCAGTACGGCGAAAACACGAATTTCACCAGCAGTAAANGATGCGCCACCACCCGCAAGGGTAAGGTCCAGAGTATCCGCAGAACCGATAACAAGATCAGCAGAGACAGTTACGCTAGGTGCATAAGCACCATCAGCAGCACCGTCAATGTCAAATGCTGTTACGTATTCATTGTCATCTGCGCCAGTACCAAGAACAGCAGTTGCGTCAGTACCAGTATTCTGAGTTGCACTGGAAGTTACCTGAAAACCAGCAGCAATAATCTTGGTGTTCGCAGGGACAGTGATACACTGTACTACGTCACCGTTTGGATTAATGCTGTTAGCAGTAAGGTCAACGACCTGCTCAACCATATACGGATTGCGTCCACGCTGGGAATTACCCATAGCAGGAGCAAGAGTAGCAGTAATTGTAGCCATTGTTTATTCCCCCTATGCTAAATGGTAAATGGCGTTGACAAGAGCTTCAGGACGAAGAATCTTGCGGCCGTACAAATGCATACCCCGAACAATGTCGGCGAAGCTGTCTGGATCACGGTAAGTTTCAGTCTTATTGATCTGCTCTGCAGTAGCAACAGCAGATGAATGTCCTGCAACAATCACACCATAGCTGGATGAACTGTTTGTGCCAGCGAATGACGGGCCAGTACCAACTGAAGGTAGGTTGTTTGACTGATAGACTTGGAAGCCGTGGATTTGTGTGGACACTTGACCGTTTTGCAGTCCTGAACCACCAAAATCTGCATTGAACAAACGAGAATCTTCGTCTTTCAATACTTCCATGAACACTGGATCAAGGATCAACCAACGACCTTGTGAGTCCACGTTCTGCTGGTCAAGAAGACGAGCCATACGTGCAATCAAAGTCAGTGGGTGAGTATCACCAGCAGCAGGAGTTGCGTCAGTTGCACCACCCGTACGAGGGGCAATAGCAATAGCAGCACCTGAGGAGCCTGCAGAACCTGCACCATCAGTAAAGTTTGATGCGTCCAGTTTCATGCTTGCAAGCAATTCGTCTGTACCAGCAGTTGAAACAGCAACGGAACCATTTACGGTTGTGTTAGCTGTATTGGCTGCGCCGTGCAGAGCAGATTGCTTAAAGCCTGACATATAACCAAGAACGTCTTGGTCAAATTGGTCAGCAAGGCGATACGCAGCACGGTCACTTGCCAGAGACTGGAAGTTTACGTGTGAGTGTGCCTCTTCAATGTCATCAACCTTAAATGCAAAGTAGTTAGCTTTGTCAATTGTCAGGCTGAAGTCTTCGTCATCAAGGTCTTGCGGCGTGATGGTTGTACCACGGGCGTAAGCCTTAACTGTAATTTCGGGTTCCTTGATAATCTTAACGGAATCACCCATTGCAGCAATCTCACCGAAGTAATCGGAATTAGTGATTGCCTCAGCAACAGCAGACTTGCGGAAAGCAAGTTGCACCTGTTTGCTGTAAATTACGGGAGAAAAATTACCGTTAGGAAGATTACCATAACCACTAGCAGTAGTAAATGCCATGTTAAAATCTCCTATGTAGCATTTTACAGATACAAACTCGCAAGACTAATCAGGAGGCTGATGCACTTGGGTGCGTATTCTGATAGGATGGCCGTCCTACCATTCAACGGGCCATGTTTGTCAGGTAATCCGTAAGGCTTGGCTGTTTGTGAATTATAGTGTATCCGTATTGCGCTACACAGATACACTAATCTGACTATAGTTATACGTATAAATAACTATTTGTCAACTCTTTTTTATCTAGCAGAGCCAGATACATCATAGATAAACTTTCCAGAACGGATAGCTTCCATAATTTCATCAGACATCTTTTCATATTGTTGAGGTGACATCTTTTGTACTTGAGACTCTTTTAAGTAAGTGGAAGACTCATCTTCTTGTGGCTTACTTCGTGAGTTCTTTGTAGATACAGACTTAGCTGCATCTTTATCTTTAGTAGGTTTGCTTTTAGAAATACCCATGTCAGCTT